AAGAATACGAGTGGGGCACCAGGAAGACCACGTGCCGCGGAGTAACGACCCGCCTGTAGCGTGGAACTTTGCCGTAAGGACTGGTGGCCCGCTTCCCGTCCCAGGGAACCCAACGCGCACAATTTCTGTAATGATAAATATTCACGAAACACCATTTTACTCTTTTTCAGATATTTTAGATTTTGAATTTTCAGGTAGATGGACTAGTCAAACATATTCAGCATTAATTAGGTCAATTGTAAGCCAATATGACATTACTGTAGGGGAAAATCCACGTCTGCAAGCTGACTGGAGCGACGATTCTGATATTCCCTTATTTGTACATGTTTGGCCGTAATGGATAGCAGCAGCCAATTTGTAAACACTTGCGTAGACATTTTATTTGTAGCAGCAGGTAGAGTAGCAAAACAGGTTGCCCGTTCTGCTCAAGGATTCTTTGGAGGATTGAGCCCTCGAAGCCGAGGCATTATGATGGCCAGTATCCCACTGGCCTTCTTAGTGAGGATGGGAATGCGCCGAATCGGCTGGTGGGGCCGCGGCGAGAATTCTCTTGTAGAAGAGGTTTCAGCTGCGCGCGTTGTGACAGAGGTGTTGGAAGCCGACCCTGAGGTATATTTGCAAGCTTGTGATGAACTATGCAATCACCAAGAGTGTTTGCGTTTTCGCCGGCGGGCTGATGAGGTGGCCCTTGATGAATTTGGAGCCACCCACTTTGATGCCAACCCAGTTGGGGTTGTGCTCCCCGCTCCAGCCGGCCCGATAGTTCAGCATGGGCAAGCGATGTTGCCGATGGTCGAGGTTGCTGAAGTTCCGATTCCTACATTGGGAGTGAATGTGAGGAATCGCAATGGTAGAGCATGCAACCACCCGGACAGATATAGATTGAACCCGGCTAGACGTAACGGTTTTCGGAAGTTATTGCTTGACACAATGAAGATTCAATTCCCCTGTGTCATCAATGGGGTATACAAGCCATACTCCGATACCGATATCGCGGCCATGCATAAAGCTTTGGTGATGATTCAGAAGATGCATGGGGTTCGTACCAACCATATTGCTGAGAATGTCCAGATTGTGCTGTCAATTTTGACAGCACCCAGTTCTGAAGAGCAACTTGGTATGACAATCTATCGTAGCAGGGCCATACAGACTAAGGTATGGCAAGCTTCCTCGACACCGAAAGTTCACGGTCCCTTGTGGAACATTCTGGGCACTGCCTGGAAGGTTCCATCTTGGGGCGGGAGACAGAATTGATGCGTCCCCGCGTGGCTGCCTCCTGTGAAGACACATCGAAGGGTAACCCTGGCTAGGGTGCGCAATTTTTACCCACTTGATTCACAGTTCCGAGAGGTAGCCGTGCGAGGGAGAACGCGTCGAACCCGGGGGGTATGTAGTTTGATACCTGGGTTCATGGGCACACTACAAGGTGTGCATTCACAAGACTCTGACGCTGCCTGGCGAGCAGTTACAGAGCGGATCCTTTTTGTGGAGCAGGGTGGCGGGTTTGTGCCACCCCCTGTTCCCGTGGCAGGGTTTAGACAGCGTATACAACCATATCTTGATCTGATTCGATCTAGTTATAGAGCCAAGCATTTCCAAACAAAGAAATTGTCTTATGACGAGTTCATTGATTTGATGTTGCCTCGCAGACAAACTAGATACCGGGTTGCAAAACAGCTATTGGAACAAGGTTATGAAATCAAAGCACCAGTTGTCAAAGCCTTCTTGAAGCGTGAAAAAGTCTCTTTTGAGGCTAAGGATCCAGCACCCCGCCTTATTCAACCGATGCCCGATGAATATCTCCTCGAGGTTGGGTGCTATTTGAAACCGTTTGAAAAACCCTTGATGGAAGCCATAGAAACATCACTGGATATCTTTATTAGCAAAGGGAAATTGCCTGAAGTCACGGCTATGTGGATAGCAAATGAGTGGGAGCAGTATTCCGAGCCTGTATGTATTGATTTGGATGTGTCGAGATTTGACCAACACGTCCATTTGGAAGCTTTGAAAGCTGAGTTTTCTGTCTACAATGGTATTTTTAAGTGCGACTATCTGCGTAAGTTGTTGAACATGCAGATGAATTGTCGTCGCACCATTGTAGTTGACGGCGAATGCAGGATAAACTTCCGAACAGAGGGGGGGCGCCTAAGTGGCGTTCCCAACACAGGTATGGGAAACGTACTATTGATGTGTGTTATGCTCCGAGCTTACTTTTCAATCAATTTTCCCGAGCGACGTTTTGGTATCCTGGACAATGGAGACGATTGTAATGTGATTATGGAACGGGGCTGGCTGGCAGAAGTTGTAGAGTCGGCCCCACAATGGTTCTTAGAGATGGGTTTCACTTTGAAGATCGAAAATGTTGCATATGCACTTGAGGACATTGAGCATTGCCAAGCCAGTCCTATTGAGATAAGACCCCGAGAGTGGACTATGGTGCGGAAGTTGCGCCGAGTCGGAATGAGAGAGGCGCTCATAGTGCGTGCAGTGAGAGAGGAGAAGGATTGGGATTTCTACAGGTCTGCTATATCTTGTGGTGGGATGTACGACTTTGCGGGGATTCCGGTCCACCAAACTTGGTTCTGGAAGTTGGGGGAGGGCACAAAGAGAAGTTACGCCCCGACTTCAATAAACAGAAGCATCGACTGGTTAGACCAGCGGTGCTTGCGTGGATTAGACATGACGGGCGAAAGTACCCAGTGCAAAGAGATCTCACCTTTTGCACGAACATGGTTCACGCACAAGTTTGGTATTCGTTTGTGGGAGCAGCTGGAAATGGAGCGCTCCATCCAGGCCATGCCTTTAAAATGGTGTGACGTGGGAATGAAGGATTGTTATGAACCCATTAGCCGTGAAGATTTTCTGGCTCTGCCAGCTCACACGCGCTATTGGAGCTACTGTATCTTGGATTAGTAGCCATGGGGTCCTGCCGAGTAATAGACCAAAACTGTTACAGTGCTAAACAAAATGCCAAGAGACTGCACGGATCTTCCCTTGTGGTTTCGGTAGGATGAACAGTCCCGGATGTGTACGGTATCCCATACAACACAAACAAACCCCTAGAAAATGCCGAAAAATAACAAAAACAAACAAAAACAAAACAAAAACAACAGCAAGCAAAAACAGAAGAAACGATCTTCGAATCGCACACGCCGCCCTCTTAGGAGGGGGAATCAACTGTCTAAGTTTGCTGCTATGCTCGCTGATCCGTGTAACGCCCCTCTTGTTCCAGGCATTTATGGAACGAATGAGGGACTGTTGGCGCGGATGAAGTCTTCGTTCACCATTGCTGAATCTCATGGTTACGTGGCTTGGTGCCCTGTTTATAACAGTGGTGCCACGCTCTCTGGATACCATCACAACTTTGTTGTGTATTCCACTAACCTTGGTTCAAATTATGGTCCAGCCAATTCGAGTGCCGATCCTTATGGCACAACGAGGACAACATCCGCTGCCTTCATAGCAGATCCTGCTTATACATTCATCAACGGGACTACGGCAGCAGACCAAAGACTGATTGGTTCCTGTTTGACACTCCTGTACACAGGAGCTTTACAGACAATGAGCGGCGAAGTAGCGTATGCACCAAACGTGTCGACCAATGTGCTTCTTTACGGAGGCGCAGGCAGCACAACATGCACTATCGATGATTTGTTTGTTCATGCCACCCATAGCCACAGAATGACCGCATCGAATGTGGAAGTCAAATTTCACCCAGGTCACAATAAGCCACAATTTCACAGATCCCGTACCGGTCCGCTTTACTATGTAACAGGTACACCTACCGTGACGTCACCCTCAGTAGATTCAGCAGGTGACCCTGGATGGTCTGTGATTGCTTGGCGAAATGTGCCAACCAACTCTTTGCGTGTCATAGCTACCAAGAACTTTGAATGGAGGCCAGAGGCCAATGTAGGACTAACTGCAGTGCCCCCTCAAGTAACAGGATCAGAGCTCAACTACTTGAGCTCTGTAAAATTGCTTGATCAAGCCTTGCCCAATTGGTGGGCTATGGCAGGGGACTCAGCAATGCAGGCTTTGTCTCATGCAGCGGAAAGAACCCTGGGAGGATCTATTGATCCTAACCTCATTAAACGGTTTGGGAAAATGGCAATGCAATTGCTGTAGGCGTATTTTAGGGTAGAAAAACTATAAAAATCAAAAAGAAAAATCATAAAAACATAAAACACAGAAACAGTAAAAACGTCAAAACCCACTATGTCAGAAAGCAACCGTGGGAACTGAGCCATCAGTGGTTGCGTCGGAGTGGTCTCGACAAAGAGCTAGCCGGCGAGGAAAACCGGTTAGTAGAGGTCTACAATGCATTACCCAGTTGACATTAGTGACGAATAAAAATATGGTAGTATAGTTTTTCCGTAGTGGTTTCTCCAAAAACCACACCTTGCGAGCTTGCAAGTAAAGATTAGTTAGCCTTAAATGGTGCCCGGAGTCCTCGGGTCAGACTAGGGGAAGACAATCAGACCCCTTTTAACACCACAATTGTTATCGCGAGCGGACGCGTTAACCCGGAAGGCCTAGC